GGTAAGCCATTAAACGAAGAAAACGTTTTTCACATGAAACGTGAGCTAGGTGACGTTATTTGGTACTGGATCAATGCATGTCGTGCATTGAATCTTGACCCCAATGATGTTATTGCTGAGAACGTAAAGAAACTAGAAGCACGGTACCCGGGCGGCAGTTTTGATGCAAGCTACTCAGAAAATCGCAAAGAAGGAGATATCTAAATGGCACAGATTGATAAGCGCATTAAAATAAAGAAATTAAATACTGGTTCTAACACGCTAGTTTTGCCGAAACAAAGTAAGGGTAACGAGGGTAATGTTGGTAAATTTTACGAAAAGCATCTTGCTGATATGGGATTTTCCATGAATGCCGGGCAAGGAGTAGATATTCCAGGTTTAAATATAGAAAATAAAACTAGAAATCGAGATAGCAGGGCATTCCATACTGTTGGGACAATGACATATGACAATATTATCAACACCCCGTACGAACAATCAACTATATGCCAAAAACTACAACAACAAAATCGTGTAGAATATGATAACACATTTAATGTTGTTACGAATGAGTCAGTGTACGATTTTCGAGATCCCGATATTCAAAAACGGTTAAAAGACTCATATGAAAATGCTAGGAGTATTTTGAGGCAGCAAGGTGGCCCCGGCCCAGGAACAATCGTTGGTGGTCAGTACGGAGTGTTTGAATGGAAGTCTGGTAATACATATGCTCATCGTATCCCAGACTCTGGAATGAAGAAAATGAAAGTTATGGCTAAATCGACTTTCAACGATTTATTTCAATTTGTTTAAATAGCAATCATTGGTCTATGGGTTCCGCTACCTGGAAATGCGGCGAAATTCCGTCCTCATCGTGCAGTGACGGTAGAAGTGTGACCAACACAAATTTATGGGACTACCCTTTGATGCTTAAACGTCTACCCTCTGTGTAGCAACGTTTCCCATATCTTAATAGTTGATAGTATGCCAGGTCATAGTAATTGCGATAGAGGGCCTGGGCTGTGTGTAGAATCCTGATGAATATACCTACACTTTAACAGCGAATGCGGAAAAGTCCCTTCACGGGGTCGGTGCGACATAGACAATCCTCCACCATAATCTTTTAATTCATCATCGCCTATGTTCCTCAAGAATGTTTTTTGGCTTGTAGATTTTATATCTACTCGCCATTGCCTAAGAATATCAATCACATGTAACCAGATAAATATAACATAATAGGAACACATATGGTAGCCAGTATACTAACAACACCCACTAATTTAACACTAGATGAATTAAAAGAAGCCCTCTTTAATAACATCAGATTGCGCTTAGGTGGAGATATCATTGACTTGGAATTAGACCCGCAGCACTATGAAGCCGCATTTAATTACGCCATAAAGATATACCGACAAAGGGCACAAAATGCAACCGCAGAAACATATACTCTATTCACCGTTATTAAAAACGTTGATACCTATACATTACCTAGCGAATTTATCAATGTAAGATGCTTATACCGTAGAACAGTTGGATTAGAAACTGGCCCAGGATCTACATCATTCGATCCATTCAGTTCTGCTATATTAAATACGTACCTATTGAATTATAACGTAGCCGGCGGATTAGCTACATATGATTTCTATGCTGGTTATGTTGAATTGACTGCACGTATGTTCGGTGGATACTTAAACTATACATTCGACCCTGTGACCAAGGTCATGCGTATTGTACGTGATTTTAAAGGTACAGGTGAGAAGGTTCTTATATGGGCTGATGTTCAACGTTCTGTAGAAGTGTTACTACAAGATCCTGGAGCAGGTGTATGGATTGGTGACTTTACCTTAGCTGTGCTAAAAGGTATCATAGGCGAAGCACGTGAGAAGTTTGCTAGCATAGCCGGTCCTGGTGGCGGCACTAGCTTAAACGGTGCAGCTATGAAAGCCGAAGCAAAAGAGTTGCAGTTAAATTTAATTGATGAGTTGAAACGATACGTAGATTACAGCCAGCCGTTAACATGGATTCAAGGTTAACCTAAACACTTTCTTTTCCTACACTCCTGTCATATACTAAGTATCTGATAGGAGTTTCCATATGATTCTAGGTGTAACCGGATTGATCGGTAGCGGAAAAGATACAGTTGCAGATTATCTTTGTACTTTTCATGGATTTAAAAGAGTAAGTTTTGCAGCCTCACTCAAAGATGCAGTTTCAGCAGTATTTGGTTGGGATAGAGAGTTGTTAGAAGGATCTACTAAGTCTAGTAGAGAATGGCGAGAGCAAAAAGATATATGGTGGAGTGAAAGATTGAACATGGAAATCACGCCACGCTGGGTTCTGCAATATTGGGGAACTGAGGTACTGCGTAATAACTTCCATAAAGATATTTGGGTTGCTAGCGTAGAGAATAAGTTACGTCAATCTAAGGATAATATCGTTATAACCGACTGCCGATTTGCTAATGAAGTCAATGCTATCAAAAACGCAGGTGGTATTACAATGCGTGTTGTCAGGGGCAAGCAACCAGAATGGTATGAAGCCGCAGTTAGTTACAACAAAGGCGAAGTGGGTAATATGACTTGGTCTATTAGCAAAGCTAAACTAGATAAACTCAGGGTACATGCAAGTGAGTATTCGAGCGTTGGTATCAACTATGACCACTATGTTGATAATAATAGCACAATCGATAATTTGCACAAGCAAGTTGAATCAATAATCAACTTGTAAGTCACCTCTACGCCACGTAACCTCAGTCTTTTTGACAACTTCAATGCAGTTTAAACATATAGACCTAAGATTACTTGGATTAATGTTTTCTAGATCACCGTCTATGTGAAACACTGTAATTTGAGTTGATAAAACACTATGAAAGCCACATAAATCACATGTGGCTTTTTTCTTGTACCCGCCTTTGGCCCAAAGAGACCTTCTAGGTTTTAGCTTCTTTTTCTTGCGCCCACATTCATCACAACCACTACGGTAGTGAGTTACACCGTCACGGACATAGTTAATGGCTCTGTAATTTTTATTACACTTGTCGCAGATAGGTCTAAGCACACTCATATTGTATTTATAAAAATTAACCTTCGAAGGCACGCTAAACCAGCCTTTTTTGATTTTTTTACTAAATAATATTATGCATTTAGGCCGTAAGCCTCAAAATTTTACATAAAGGAAAAGAAAAATGGCATTAACATCTCCAGGCGTAGAAGTACAAGTAATTGACCAAAGTCAGTACCTTCCAGCCGCACCAGGATCCGTTCCGTTCGTATTGATAGCAACTGCACAAGACAAAGTTGACCCTAACGGTGTTAGTGTCGCAGCAGCTACTACAACGGCAAACGCAAATAAATTATATCAAGTTACGAGTCAACGTGACCTTGTTACTCTTTACGGTAACCCAACGTTTTATACTTCCAGTAATGGAACACCACTACAGGGTTATGAGCTTAATGAGTACGGTCTATTGGCTGCTTACTCTTTACTCGGAGTGACTAATCGTTGCTACGTATTAAGAGCAGACATTGACTTAGCAAGTCTAGTCGGAACTACAGGTCGTCCAGTAGGTAATCCAGAAAACGGAACTTATTGGTTAGACACAACGACCTCAACATGGGGCATCTATGAATTCAATGCTACAACAAGTAGTTTTGTATTGCAAACTCCTATCGTTATTACTGAAGCTAGTGATATGATAGGTGGCGCACCAGTACAAACATTAGGAAGTATTGGTGACTATGCTGTTTATGCTCCAGGTCAAGAATCATCACCCCCAGTAACAGTTTTTCAATTTTTCTATAAGACTACTTCTAATGTTTGGGCAGTACTAGGTGGAAGCAATTGGAAATTAGATTGGCCTACTATAGAAGGTACTGAATCTAACCCGGTATTAGATGCCGGCGACACATTTAACTTAAACCTAGACGGTGACGTTACTGTAGCAATAACTGTACCTGATGCAGGCGGCGGTGTTGGTAACGTTGCGGGCGTTGCAGCAGCAATTAGTGGTTTAGGTTGGACTTATCTAACTGCATCTGTACGTAATGGTAAATTATGTATATTTGAAAACTATTCAGAAGGTGAAGGACCTCCGGCTCGTTTTATTACTATTACTGCTGGTTCTGGCACAGTCTTAGATGATCTAGGTATCGATACCGGTACATATTATCAACCTCTACTGTTATGGGGAACTGGTGCACAACAACCACTATGGCAAGCTGGACAAGCAAACCCTCGTCCAACAGGATCCGTATGGATGAAAGCCGGCGGAACTGGTTTAAATCCAGTTGTTAAAGAATGGAGCAACATCACTGAAGATTGGGCAGTTAAAACTGTTCCTCTAGCAATAAGTGATGCGACAGTAAATGCTGCACTAGATCCAACTGGTGGTCAAACAATTCCAGCCGGAACAGTATATGCCCAGTATAACTTTAATAACTCATCTAAAGTATGCCCTGTTTACTTATGGAAGCGCATAGCTACTGGACCAACAGTTGTGACAGGAACAAATACAGCACCTGACTTTTCAAGTTTAGGACCAGCTGGTACAGGACCTTATACACTTAACGTAACAGTGTCTTCTCCTAACGAAACCTTGATGTCTTCAGTATATACAGTAACAATTGGTGAAGGCTCGGATGCATCAGACTTTGTAATTGCTTGGGCCGATGCAGGTATTCCTTATGCAACAGCAACAGTTGCAACTTCAGGAGCAAT